TAAGGAGAAAACGTAATGGACGCGACGAGTAAACACCAACCTACAGAGGAACAATGCGCAATAATCGAAAGGGTCAGCACGTCAGATGGAAACCTGCTCATCACGGCTCTCGCTGGAACTGGCAAGACCACAACTTTGGAGATGATGCAGGATCATATCGACGAGTCACCGCGTTTATACTTGGCCTTTGCAAAGCGGAATGTGGAAGAAGCAGAGGGAAAGTTTCCATCCGATTGCGAAGTTCGAACATTCAACTCGTGTGGTCACCGCATCGTCGCTAAGATGATCGGAAAGAAGAAGCTGGAGGTAGACAAGCAAAAGACTAACAAACTGCTAAGGATCATAATCGACGAGGCCAACAGCAACGTCAGGGATGTTCTATGGGGGACTTATCATGATGTGATCCCCGCCGTGGCCCACGCTAAGGCCCTCGGCTACGTACCCGATGGAAGCTACACCAACGCTAAGCGATTGATGAACCGAGAGCAGTTCCACCAACGATTAGCTCTCGACTTGGAGGAACCCGATGAACTCACCGCAGAACTCATTGACACCGTACTACTACAATCTATTCGAACAGCCTTTGAAGGGTACATCGACTTTAACGATCAGGTCTATATCCCCGCCGTATTCGGTGGTCCATATCCGCGGTTCCCTTATGTCATGGCGGATGAGGCTCAAGACCTCAACCCCGTTAACCACGCTATGCTCGAACGTCTCGTTAGGGGAAGATTTGCTGCTGTCGGCGATGACGCACAATCCATCTATGAGTTCCGAGGGGCGGTTCAAGGTGGAATGTCTAAGCTTAAACGACGATTTGACATGGAGGAGATGACCCTCAGCGTCAGCTTCAGATGTCCCCAAGCGGTGGTCGAATATGCAAGATGGCGAGTTCCCAACTTTAAATGGGCCAAGTCTGGAGGATCAGTCGACCTGCTATCGAAACTCGATCCAGACACTATCCCCGATACTGATGATCCTAACGGCGTTGCTTTCATCTGCCGCAATAATGCTCCTCTGTTTAAACTTGCCCTACAGCTTCTTGCTCATGGGCGGGGCGTATCTGTTGCTGGCAGTGATATTGGCCCCCGAATTATTGCTATCATGGGAAAGCTGGGGCCGGGCAACATGGATCGACCCTCCGTTATGGCGGCGGTGGACGACTGGTTGTTAGAGAAGATAGCGAAGAAGTCGGCCTCGGCCCATGACATCGCGGCGTGCATGAAGGTGTTCGCAAGCTACGGATCGGATCTCGACCAAGCTGTGGCCTATGCCAAGTCCCTATTCGACCAAACCGGCCCGATCAAACTATTAACCGGCCATAAGGCGAAAGGGCTCGAATACGATACCGTCTATCATCTCGACCCATGGCTTATCAACAATGATAAAGGAGATCAAGAACGCAACCTACGCTACGTAATAACTACCCGAGCGAAGCAGCAGTTGTTTGAGATCAACTCGGCCCAAATCGAATGGTCCAACCATGTCGATGACCAAGTCTAGGCTCGCCTACAAAGACTGTTACGCCGCAATGGACTCAGCCCTAGAAAGCAAGGAAGGAGTGTGGATGTTATGCGATAGCCACGGCGATGCCTACCACCAGAGGCAACGCCTGAACTACGCCAGAGAACTCGACCGACAAGACAACGCAACAATGTATCACCCAGCCGAACCTCTCCATGGAAGGTCCCACTATGATAACCTTACGTTCAAACTTTCCACCTACCAAGATAAAGATTGCGTCCTCCTCCAACCTAACAACCCCGAAGGCCGACAACTCATCGATGTTGCCACAGGAGATGCCATCACTCCCAGAAGCGATAGCATCAGCGGTGCAGAATACCAAGCCACACTTATTGGACATGACAGTATGCCCCTTCTGCCGTCAACCCACGAAGACATATTTCCGCCCAGTGAAGCTGAGAATGGGGACAGTGAAGGACAGGATGTTCCAAGCCCTGACGAGGGTGGGGGACGTGGGGATGACGATGGAACAACTCACAAAGGCGGTCTACGGCGATTGTAAGAGAAGCCCGGCAACTCTCATATCACACGTTTGGCAGCTTAACCAACGACTGAGGCTAACCGAAACCAGAGTGGTTAGCGTCGGTGGTTATTATAGGATCATCCATGCCCCAAATAGATGACCAAATCTTCGCCGAGCTCCTATATCGAGCTCTCGAAGCCGAGCGGGGGATAGCAGTCGAGACGAACGACGTAATATTCCTCAAGCAAAATATCTGGAGAGTGAAGGGCGACCTAGGCGATCCAAGGCTCGACGCCTTGATGGTCGTTCATGCGCCAGTCGAAAACGAAGTATGGATCTGTCAACGTGATCAGGATCTCTAATGGCCAATGAAATCGACTTCATAATGGATCTAGACCCACTCGAACTAACCGAAGAGCGTCTGGATAAGCTAATCAAGTACCACCGACAGCTAATGGGGACAGTGGATGATAAAGGCAAGGTCACCAAGCCCAAGCTACCCGAATACACCCCCGAGCCATCCCATCTCCTTAAGATGCTCGGCATGTCGAAGAAGGAACCACCAAAACCTCCTTCCAAGCTTAGGAGGATCTAATGCTGGAGAAAACCACCGATGCCCAATCCCCGTTCCTACCGAATACAACTATCCAATACGCATGGGACTCAACTAGCCTCGGCTATCTTAAGCGATGTCCTCGACTGTACTATTACACTGTCCTCTGCGGGTGGACCTCAGTTGAAGATAGCGTGGACCTCCGCTTCGGGATCGAGTACCACCGAGCCCTGCAAGAATACGACGTGCTTAAATCTACTGGGCTTAAGCATGACGATGCAGTTAGAGGAGCTCTTCGTTCCCTACTTACCCGAGCTCATGAGTGGCCCTTCGACCACAAGTTCAAGACTAAAGAAGCGCTAATCCGAACCTGCCTTTGGTACATGGAGAAATTTCGGGATGACCCTGCCAAAACCTACATCTTGGAAAACGGAAAACCAGCTGTTGAACTCAGTTTTAGATTTGACCTCGACTGGGGACCCGACGCCGCTACCGACCAGCCTTACATGCTTTGTGGCCACCTCGATAAAGTGGTGGTTTACAATGATGAACTGTTTGATCTGGATCGAAAAACCACTACCAAAACCCTAAGCGACTACTACTTCGCCCAGTTCGAACCTGACAATCAGATGACGCTATACTCACTGGCAGCCAAGGTGATCTTGGATGCACCAATCAAAGGAGTGATAATCGACGCAGCACAGGTACTGACAGAAAGCTCTAGGTTCGTTAGAAACTTCACCTATCGAACCGAAGGGCAGCTAGATGAATGGATCAAGGATCTGGAGTATTGGTTCTCCATGGCCGAATACTACGCCGAGCAGAACTACTGGCCACAGAACGACACCGCCTGCGATAAGTATGGTGGATGTAGGTTTAGGCAGATCTGCTCCAAGGATCCGGGAGTGCGCCAGAGATATCTAGAAGCAAAGTACGTTCAACTTCCAAAGGAGGAAAGATGGAACCCACTGAAGCCAAGATAGAGTTTGTAGCTGGGTACACAGCCGCGGTCAATATAATCAAGCGCACAGCCGACCACGAGGTACTGCACGAGAACCCACGCATAAATCGAATACTCCACCAGTCACTAGAGGCCATCGTAACCACAATGATAGACGCAATAGGAGATGTAGTAGATGCCAACTTTAGAGAAACACCAATCCAATGAGTACACCAAACTACTCTGTCTCGGAGACAGCGGTTCAGGTAAGACGGGAGGCCTTGCGCCTCTTGTCAACGCTGGTTACCACCTACGCATACTCGACATGGATAACGGTCTTGAGTCCCTCAAACAACAGGTCCTTAGGCTCTGTCCTGAAAAGATTGCGAACGTGGAATACCGAACTCTCCGCGATAAACGTAAAGCTAGTCCAAGCGGCCCGATCATCGACGGTTCACCAAAAGCTTTTATCGAAGCAATTCGAATGCTCGATAGATGGAGATATGTAGATGGAGGAAATGAGATCGACTTGGGTGTCCCGGCCGAATGGGGTCCCGATGTTATTCTTATCATCGACAGCCTTACCTTTCTCTCTGATGCTGCCTATGATTGGCGAGAACCTCTCACGCCAAAAGGAAAGGAGGGTAAGTACGACCAGCGAGCAGTATATAAAGACGCGCAAGATGCGATCGAGAGCGTTCTGGCGCTTGTTACATCAGAAGCTTTCCGAACCAACGTCATCGTCACGTCGCACGTCAAGTATGTCGACAATCCTGATGGTACGAAGAAGGGTTACCCGACCGCAGTTGGTTCGGCGCTATCGCCACAAATACCTAGATACTTTAATACGGTGGCACTCTTCCAAACGAAGGCAGGAGGCAAGAGAGCGCTACATACAGCAG